CTCGCCTTCACCTTCGAATGCCACAGTGATAGTCTTGGTACGCTCTGGTTCGTCGTTTGCTGCCAGGTCTTCTAAGCCTGGCGCGCTGGCTTCGGTAACAGGGTCGCTCACTGGAGCTGAGCCGCCACCCGATGAACCGCCGCCTGGGTTTATGATCCCCGCTATCATTGAAGCAGAAACCGCCGCCGCTGTTGCTGCGAACGCTGCGCCAACAACAGGGCCGCCTACGGTATTACCCCAGCGATACGCTGAAAGAACCGCCTTTTTCGACTCGATGTATGCCTCTTGTAAAGCGGCAAACTTTTGTTGAGCTAAAAGTATTTTATGCCCCGCTTTGCTGTTCTGTAAAACGTGATTCATGAATTGCTTTTTATCTGATAGGTTGTTTTTTGCGTCCTCGGTTTCTAGCCGTTTCTTTTCGTTAAGGTATTTCCCAAGCTCCCTAAGCCTAATCTGGTTTAAGGTTTTCTCGTCGCCAATGTCATCCTCTTTGAATTTGTCTAACAATGCGCGTTTGTCTTCCCAGTGCTTGTTTAGTAGCTCAAGCTCCGTCATGTTCGCCTCGTTTAATTCTGCAAACATCTGTTCAGGGTCGCCGCCGTATCTGTTGCGCGTCTTTTCCTCTTGGGCTTTGGCGTCATCCTCTAGTTTTTTTCGCCTTGCTTCAGCTTCTCTTAGTTCCTGCTGTTGGCCCTGCCTCCATGTTGTAACGTGGTCGTCCATTCCGTCATAAACCATACCGCCGGACGGGCCTTGATACTCTAAAACTTGCTCTGAGTGTTCTCTGAGTTCGGCTAGTTCTTTGTTTAATTCTTCTATCTTTGCCCTCGCGTTCTCGGCTATCTTCGACCACGTATGTCCTGGTGGCGCTCTCCCTTCAAACCTTTTGACTAACTCTATATTTTTTGATATCTGCTCGTTTATATCTTCTATTTTTTTGGTGATGTTTCCTTTTTCTATTACATCGCCTGCCATTCTAGCTTTCTTAACTGTCTCAGTAAGCCAGTTCATAAACTCGCTACCAGGGCCAGCCAGTAACAATGTTAGTTCCCTTGCTAGAGAATTAGCCGCGCCGCTTAAATTAGCAAGCCCTTTTGACGCTTGTTCCATGTTTATTGCTTCAACTTCAGTAAGTACACCGTTAAGGCTTCTATACTCCTGAGTTAAGCCCTGTATTTTTGCGCTGCCCTTTTGAAGTAGTGGCACCATTCTGGCCGCTTCTCCGGCAAACAGTTCCTCAGATATAAACGCCAAAGTCTGCTTGTCGTGCAATCCTTGGAAGGCATCGGCGATTTCCAATATCATTTCATCAGTTTTCAGTTTTCTTATATCTTCTATTTTCAAGCCCATCGCTGCGAAAGCATCAACTAGTGGGCCTTTTCCTGTCACCGCAGCCTCACCTAGTCTTACATTTAATTCTTTTAATGAGTCGGTGAATTGATCTGCTTGAATGTTTGTATTCTTTTCAAATACGCTAGACAGTTCTAGCAAGCTTTGAGTAGATATCCCTAGCTGATCTGAAAACCGCTTCATTTCGGTAACAGATTTTATCTGTTGAGTCGCTAAAGCTGCAAAGGAGGTTGACACTCCAGCGAAAGCAAGAGCTACAGAATCGGCACTTTTTCTAAGCTCTGAAAACCCTTTTTTAATGTTTACAACCTCTTTTAGTGCCTGAGCACTGTTGGCTGTAACGTTAATCGCTAAGCTTGCTAGAGTAGTCGCCAAGGCCGAAAGCCTCCCTTATGTCATCTTCAACGGTTCGCTTTTTCTTCTCACTAAAATCAAGCATAAAATCAGACAGCGAAAACGGCTTTGATTTCGACGATCTGTTACAGTTCGCGATAGTGCTAGCTATTAGCGCCGCGCGTAAGTCCTCGCGGTACTCCCCGAACGGCTCTATCCTTTCAAAGGCAATCGCCTCAGCAATATCATAACTCGACATTATCTTTCGCAACACTGGGACAGGGCAACCAATAGCTAAAGCGTATCTGTGGAGAAATAAAGCCGTTGGCCGCCTTTTTAGTTTCCCAATAGTTCGTCTATCTGTTCTTTACCAATGCTGTTCAGCTTTTGACATGCTTGCCAGATACGATCAATTACAGCGTTATTCTTACTGCCTAGCGCTTTAATGTGATCATCGCTGGTGAACATGCGCTTACCATCAGGGCCGATTGCGCACGCCGCTATGAGCTTGGCCCTAGCGTTGGATAAGTCCTGCTTATACTCGCCGGTTTTATCCATCGCAAATAGGGTCATCTCGTAAGCGTCTCGCGCTTCGCCGGTCATGCTCCTGATGGTGATATATGTGCCTTCGCCCCATTCTGGTGTAGGCACCTTTTCGTCTATGTGATCCTCAGCTTTTATGATATCAGCTAGGGATAATTGTTTTGTTAAGCCCAAGTTGCTGCCCCTGTAATTCTCAACTCAACCTCTAGCCCAATTTTACTATCGACAGCCAAATCAATTGCAAAGCTCTTGACATAAGCAGAAAAACTGATAGTCGTCGGGCCTGAGTCGGTCAAGTCTAGTTGAAAGTCGCGAACCGTAGCGGCATCTCGCGCAGTTCTGAGCGCTGTCTGCTGAGTGTCGCCCGTATCTAGGTTCATGCTGATAGTGATACTTCCCTCATCTTTAAGGCCAAGGATAAATTCTTTACCTGTTGATGATAGGTCTGTTACGTCGATCTCTGTAGCGCCACCGCCACCCAAACCGCTAACACCTATCACTTCGCCGATAGCGGTAAATACTGGCGTTGGGTCTCCCATGTCAGACAGTTTGAGAACGCTACCTTGTGCTGTTAATGCTGCCATTGTTTATACTCCCCAGATTGAAGATTGAGCGTTTAAAATATATTGCTCGGTTTCGTCGTTAAAGTTACCGTCGTCGCGTGACAACATTGTATGCGTGTAGCTAGTTCCATTATTTAAAGCTTGGTTTAATGCGTTGTATATGTTCTTGCACTCAACGTATGACGCGCCCATTATTACATAATCATACAAATACTTTTTAAGTGTACTTTCACCGCTTAGCGTGTTTTGTATCTCGCGCTGAACGTCGAACAAAACAAGCGGATAAGTTGGGTTGTCTGGCAGAATGGTACGATAAACCCTGCCGTTTATAAGCGAAGTCAAGGTTAAATCTGCTTTCAAGTCTGCCAATACTTGGCTTATCATTTTATGGCCCGCTTAATTCGTCTCTGTAATGTCTTTTTAAATATGTTAATCGCTGGCATGTTTCCGTGTTTTTTCCAAGCGTTGTTCATAAAAAACCGGCCTTTGACTCTACCGGTGGGTACAAATAGGTTTCCGTCGCTCGTCTCTCTGCGTTCTCGCCTGCTTTTTCTTCTGAATCTCTGCTTGCTGCCGTATTCTTGTATGTATGCGTGTGGCGCTCCAGCCTTGCCAAATCTCTTTATGCCTATTGTCACCTGTGCGGCTGCGTCCCCTGTTAGGTAAGGCACACCGCCAACCCTTGAGCTAGTGCGAAAAATCGCCTTTTTAAGCCTTCCAGTTCGCTCTGGTGCGTCTTCTTTGGCCTTTCTTATTATTGGCTTCGTGGCGGCATTTAACCCGCCTTTTAGTATCTTTCTGCCCGTGGACGCCTCAAGCTTTAAGAGCTGTTGCTCTAGCTCTTGTAGCCCCTCAACCCTGAACGATACACTATTGCCCATAGCGCCTAATACCAAGCTCTAACACTTCATCAGAATTATTCATATTCACAACGCCAAGTATCTCCCAAGGTTCGCCGTCATAAATAAACCTATCGTTAGCGTTTAGTGTTCTGGTTTCACCGTCACGCCTAACTAGCGCGAACCCTTCCCTGGTTTGGAACGATTGGTTATTCCTGAATGTTTCCCTGGCGTTATTGATCTGAATATCTGCCCACCGTGAAAAAAGCGTTGTCCAGGTTTCCACTGTACTGCCTTCAGCATCAGTAGTGGTGGTGAGCCTTTCGAATGTTATCCGCTCTTTGAACTTTCCGGCGTCCATTAAAACACCTGATTATTAGTTGTATTTAATAGGGCCATTGCGCCGTTTGGTACGTTTTTAAAATCTAATGCGCTGATATCCTCGCGTGACTTATACCAACCAGCCGCCAGCATTAGTATAGCTTGCTTGTGTAGCTCATCAGCTTGTGCAGGGCCGACAGTTAAATCAAATTGCACAGCGTCATACATTTTCGAGCTTATCGCTGGCCAGCTCGATACAGGAGTGACCACGGTGTATGCGTCACTGATAGCGGTGCGATAATTGCCAACTTCTAAAACTGTAAAAACATTGTCGGGATCGTAATATGCTACTCGATCAACGCTTTGCACTGGAGACACGGACAGCTTAACGGGATCTGAAAACGTATTGCGGCAAACTGTTAGCTTTTGTCGTATTACTTTGTAATTCATTACCGATTCCGCATATGTGCGAGCCGCCACAATGTAACGCTTTAAAAGCTTGTTTTCTTCATCGTGCTCAATCCGGCATTGCGCCTTTAGTTCTTCAACGCTTACCGGCTCATTAGCTGGCGGTGCTATAGTGCGTATCATTTCGCGCCCTTTTTATATGCCGTTTCAACTTTACGCTGTACCGGCTCACAGATGCCCGTTTCCAAAAGGTTTTTGATTTCTGTCTCGCTAAACTTTCCCAACTTAACGCTTTCTTGTGCGTCAATTTCTTGGCCAGGGTGATACGTGTATTCAGGGCCCGAAAGTGTTGTTGTAAATTTAATTATCATACTATCTTTAGTCCTTGATGGTGGGGCGACCATTACGGCCGCCCCTGGTGGCACCGACACACTATTAAGAAGCGGCCATTGTCATTGCTTTAAGCTTGCTTGTGTTGATCAAGCGACCATCACAACGCTCTAGCGCTACAAAACCCACTTGATCGTTAGCGGCATAAAGCTCGACTAATCGCTTCATTCTAACACCAGACACGCGACGGATTGCATAGCCGGAAGCGTCACCGAAAACGATAGGCTTAGCGCTGGCAGCCATTGCTGGCAATCCTTGATCAATGGTGTAAGGTGATCCGTCAAGAGTAGCAGGCAATGCCGCTGCTACGTCAGGCTGCCACAATTTGCGGCCGTCTGAATCAGCTAGCTTTTTAACTGCAAGCAAAGTAGCGTCATTCATGAACCATCGAGCGGAAGCACGGTAAACAGGGTCTAAACTGTGCTTAAGATCCAGTAGTTCATCATATGTGACCGCACCAGTGGCCGCCGCTGTTTTACC